TGCCATAATGTCTCTACCGTCAACAGCATTTGCAGCGTCAACACTACTAACTGCAACCATCTTAACAGTATTACAATCCAAAGATGGAGTTGTAATTATTCTAGAATAATTGAATCTGTCAGCATTGTAATATGGTAGTTCCACTTCAACGGTATTATTAATAGCTGTTCCTGTAGTAGCAGCACCATTAAAGGTATCCTGAGTTTGCGATAAAGTAGTAAGATTAACTGGATTTATATTACCATTAGTTAAAGTGGTAATTATTCCAATATCATTTTCCTGATAAGGTTGCCTTGTTACAACTGGCAAACCCATGTTTCCCGGTGAATGGAAAACATATTTGTGTCTCATGGATCCCCTAAAACCCGCATAAACTGGTAAAAACCAATTAATTGGATTATTATGCACTTTATTAAAATTCCTGGGTAAATCCGAAGAATCTAATCCATTCACATCATAACCTCTATAAAAAGGTAGTGCTTTAGTATTAAAATATCGGTAAATAGCAGCTAATCCAGTAACTTTTGCATCTGCCCAGTATCTAGTCATAGTATATCGCTTAACTAATTCTCTAATACTTGTAATATTTTCTCCAAAAAATACGTTCATAGTTTCGTCCGACTCAGGTCGTTCACTAGCTATAGTATCTAATTTGGTTGCCGCTAAAGGCTCGTCAATATTATCTTGAGCTATAATTCCGCTTTGTGATTCCAAAACTTGTGGCGCACCAGCTGCTGCATTGGGCACTCTAAAATAAGATAAATTTGCTATTTTATCTGCTTCTGGCATTGCAAAGCGTGCATCATCGCACATTGAAACGTATACATTAACTGAAATATCTGAACTTGCGCTCGGTGATACCAATTCATTAATTACGTTCAATTCAATAAACCCATTACACAAACGTGCAACAGCTTCTGGCAATCGTATGCCTCCCATGTTTGGAATATTAGTGTCAATGGGTTCCAATTCCAACCATGCTTTCGCTTGACCCCAACCTATCGTAATTTCGAAATCTTCAGCATCTGCAATATCAATAACACGAGAATAATTTGTGTTATAATCCACCTGTGATTTGTGTTCACGTGGATCGTATCGGACTAGCAATCGTCCTTTATGGTATGCTGACTTTACAATTTGAAATCTAAATTTAATAGATCCCTGCCAATACTTAAACAATTGAGACATGTGACACGCAGGTGTCATATGAATCTCTTTGCGTAAGGATGGTGTTGTGTAATTTACAGTACGATACAAATCGGGAGCTACTCTTGCATTAAACAATAATTGTCCTGGATCATCTGTACTAGACCAATTAAATGAAGTGAGATAGGATTCGCGTTGAACGTAATCCAAAATTCCCATTTCATCACAGGCCTCTAATCCAGTCACTCTGGGATCAATAGTGACCTCATTTTTGGAATCCATAGTCAATTTAAAAACAG